CTGTATTAGCAGCACCAACATGAGTAACAATACCAATTGCGCCTGAGTTTCTACCACGAATCTCATCACCAACCGAAAGTTCTTGACCAGAGATAACCGCAACTGATAGTGGAATCCAACCAGCAGTGTTGCCTGTAAATGAGGTAACTGTACCAACTGTCGTACCAGAAGCAGTGCTGATATTTACCTTTTCAGTGCCTGTAAAGTTTTTATATGTATCAACACCAACAACAATGTTTGTACTATTATATGCTCTACGAATTGCAGTAACTGTGGCATTGGCGCCAGAGGTAACACCAAACAAAGATGCGCCAACAGTAATTCCTGGATCAGAAGTATTTGCAACTACAAGTACAGCATTCGCATGATCGCTGTATCTTCTATTACCAAGAACTTCCGTGCCTGATTCTCTGAAGCCATAATCAGTTGCTGAAATAATTACATTCGCAAATGTATTCATTGCTCTTGGTGCGCCATCAGCATCAGTAATTACTGGAGCCATGGATCCAAAAACAGTATTGCTTTGAATCAGATCAGTGTTAATTGAAATCGCAAAGGTATCGTTAATGTCTGTTTGACCAATAACAAAACTTGCTGGCTGATTTCCGTCGCCGCCAATCAATTCAATCGTTGTCCCACCATTACTGGTTGAAGTTGTGTATCCTGAACCGCCACTTTCAATTGAGAATGTGAGTGTACCACCAAGGTCAACTGTACCAATAACAACGACTTTAGCGAATTCGCCAACATCAGGAGAAATCAAACGAACAACATCACCATTGCGATATTCTCCGCCAGGAGATGTAATTGTTACATTATTAATACCAGCTTCGATAATAGGTGTGTGACCTGTTGCATTTGTATCAGATAATAAACGAACTGGTTCTAGGTGATTAAATGTTCCTTTAACATTGGATACAAGAATCTGCATCAAATCTCGACCACGAACAGCACGGCGAACAACATCTTCTACGAGTGCTTCTGCTTGAGAAGATGTTCCTTTAATTGTTTTCCCAATAAAATTATATGTTGCTGGTTGATAACTGCAAACGAGATATTGATCAATACGCCAGTCGCCATCAGAAACTTTAAGAATAGAATCTGATGGATAAAAGAGTTCGATACTTTCATTGTAAATAGTACGGAACAACAACTTGTATGATGCAAGTGTGCCACGTGATAGATTAAATTCTTTAATATATTTCGCCATCAAACGCTTGTTAGCAAGCACGTCTTCGGGAATCGAAGGCATTAGTGTATTAAAGAAATATGTAAGGTACTCGTCAGTGGTTGTGCTAATATCACGATATGATTCAAGGTTGCGAATGGCATCGGTTAGCTTGCCATTTTGTTCCATGTACTCATAGTATGCCTGAATAAAGAGAAGGAATCCCTCTCCATCTTCTTTGTAAAAGTCAGGAAACTGGTTGCGAACCAGTTTTGAAATTTTTTCCAGAACTGCCATTAGGTTGACTCACCAACAATGCTGATTACTGCATCTCCAAAGTTCATCAAAAGAATTTGCTCACGAACAGGAATAACATCCAAACGATCAGGAGTAACAGTCACTTTCATTTGGATATCAGAGTATGCGCTTGGAGCAAAGTTTTCAACTTCAACTAATCCTGTTGTGTAATTTACTGTACCAGCATTAGAAACAACATTGACACGTTCTCTTGCGCTGTTAAAACGATAAATGTTGATGTTTCCCAAACCATCATCATCAAAATAACATGAGAAACCGCTGTATGTAAATTCGGTTGATGTTACAGTTTCTGGTCGAATAGGGTTGTTGTATGCAAGTTCAACCTTTTCAGCAGCATTAATATTTGGAACAAACCTTTTTTCCAAATTAATTGTAGCGTCGTTGTTAAGAATTTCACCTACTGTGACATTGTCTAGTGCACGAACGAAACGAGAATAGCGCAAACGATTACCAAAACGCTCAAGATTGTTTGTAGCAAATGTAGCAATTGTTGCACGAATATTCGATTCAATCGCAGCTTCTGTTACACGTGTTCTTGTTTTATCATAATATGTAGTAATGTTAGGAATCAAATAAGTATAATCTGGATCAATTACAACTGGATCAATACCAAGAGGAGTACGGTCAAGAATAGAAGCACGAACTTGCGCTTTGCGGTTTTGAGTAGCAAACTCCTCACCAAAAGGTTTGACAGCAATGTACACCTTACCATAGACTGGAGGATTCGCTTGTTCTCCCCCAAACGCCACCACAGACTGCAGGTCTGCGTTTTCAGACAAAAGGATGCGCTGATAGTCTTCATTAATTACCGCTCTGTTTTGCGTCTGGTAGTTGCGTGGAGCATTAAATTTAATTGAAGAAATTGTTTCTGGATAGCGACCACCACGAGCAGTGCTATTCGTTACCAGTGTTGCAGCTGAATAAGATACACCAACATTTAATGTATCAACACTAAAACCAGAAGCACCATTTGTTGCGCTACCGTTACAAACAAGATAACTCACAATAATAATGTTGCCGCTTTTTACTTCTTTACCAAGTGCGCCCGAACCAAAGAGAAGTTCATACTTTTGATCAGCAACTTCCTCAAGGAAATACACTGGAGAAGTAGAAAACACCTGATTAATGTTTGTTGCACGTGTAAATTCGGTTTGTGTAGTATCAGCAGAAGATTCTTGAACAAACACAGTAATACTTGATGTATCAATATACTGATTCGGAAGAATGTATCTTTGACCAGCAGCACCAACAGTAAAACGATGCGTCAGTGGTTCGCCTTCTTTAATATTGATTGAGCGTGTAAACGAACCATTGTTATTTACAACTTTATATGCTTCAGGCGTGACATAGGTATATGTTACATCATCAACCGTTGTTGTAAATTTAGAATTCTTTGGAATTGTAAACTGAGTTGTCCCAGATGTAACACCAGTAAATGTAACCTGAACATTCGCAGTTGCGCCAATAGCAGAAACTGGGACATAACCCAGTTCTTTTGCACGTGATACAACAGAGTCACGCTGCTGCGCAGTATCAAGGAACATCTCATTGGCAAGCATATTAAGATAGTATGCATTGTAATGTGTATTGTATGCAAGCACATCAAGAAGAACTGCCATAGCAGAACCTTCAAAATCGTAATCTTGAAACTGAGATTGAGTGCTAAGATATGTTTTTAGATTATCTCGAATACCTGAAAAATCAAGTTCAGTAACTCTTAGATAAGTGTTTGCTGTTGCCATTATCGTACTCTGCTTAAGATTACATCCAGCGTTACTGGATTCGGGTCATTCTTGATCATAAATGCTATTGACACAATCAATGAATTCATATCTGGGTTATCATTAATTACAAGTCGAATAATTCTTGCTCTTGGCTCGTAGTTACGAATAACCTCTAATACAGCATGTTCCATTTGCTGCTTAACCATCGGCGTCCAAAGTTCAAACAGATAACTGCGAATAGAACAACCAATGTCGGGTTTAAATGGACGCTCGCCTCTATTTGTTAAAACAAGCGATTTAACAGATTGGCGAACTGCTTCTCGTTCTAATTTGCGTGAAAGCGCACCAGTTACTGGATGCGCAGTAAAAGCAAGGTTTAGATCGCTGAAGATAGTATCCGCCACTTGTTATTTATCCTTCGTTTTTAGAGTTTTGAATCTCTGCTCTACGCTCTTTACACATTTTGCTGATCTCAGCAAGTGCTTTTCTTGCTCTTGTACCAGCTGATTTATTGCCTGTTTCAAACTTATCACTCTCTGCAATGTATGTTTCAAACAAATTTACTAAAGAATCATGTATTTTCATAAAAAACCCCTTGACTTATCAATTCAATTTCAGTATAATCAGATTGCAGCCTTTAAGGAAAAGAATAAAGGCACTAATTGATCAGACTATTTATTCGTTTATGGGATAACGTCTGGAGAAATATTCAAAGCAGATAGCTTCCTTGTGTATTTAACCGATTGCTTTTTCTTATCCCAAGCTGCTTGTTTCTTAGCATTCAATCCATACTTCTCAATAACAAAGACATAAACATTACCACGATCAACATAGTATGCAATAAACTCTGATGTGCCGTTGGATTTTGTTCTTGTTGTTGTTGCTGTTTCTTTGCTCTTCGCAACTCTGATCTTAAGATCATATTCGGTTTGATCAAGTGCACTAAATGTAGTTCCATCTGACTTCAACTTCCAAGTACCACCATCTGGATTGATAAGTTTTACTTCATCAGCATTATAAGTTACAGTTAGATCAGGTC